TTGCTTCTTCAAACGATATTGGATTTCTAATAATGTAATTTCGTTCAATTGCTCTCCTAAAAGTTTGATTAAGAAGTTGATACAATTTTTTGATGCTGGATTCAGAATAAGAAGTATATGTGTTTAAAAAGTTTTTAATATCTCTTGCAGTTGCTTTTCTTATAGGCATATTTCCAAAATCAGATTTAGTTATTAACTTTAAAGTATATTTTGCTCTATTATAAGTGTTAGAACTATTTTCATTTGAGTTATGTTTATCCTCAACAATTTCTGTTGCAAGTTCAGAAATTGTTATATTGTTTTTTTCTATATATGTATCTTTTTGGATATCTGATAGAGCAGAGGTAATCTTTTCTTTAACTTCTTTTCTAGTATTACCATATACAGATTTACGATTCAGGGAACCATCAGCTTTTCTCCCAGCTGTAAATTGACCAACCCATTTATTTAATTTTTCACTATAATATATAGTTCCTTCGCCATTACCTCGTCTTGCCATAAATCCTCCTTATAAAATAAGATAAGTATATTTCAACTTATCTTTAGTAGTCTAAAATTAATTAAAAATTAAATTCATCATCTAAATTTTGTAAATCTTTTTGTGTCTTTGGTATATAATACTTATTTAAAGAAATATGTAGGCCATTTTTCAAATAAATATTAAAATTACAACTATCATCAAAATCAATTTTAGATATATTTTTTAAATTAGTATAATCTAATGAAAATACATTTTTTGCAATACTTAATTTCTTTTTAACTCCATAAATATTATCAATATCACGAGCAAACATATAGAATGCAAAGGCTGACAATGATATAGTTATAATGTAATCTAAACTACCAAATCCAATACCTAAGCGTCCAATAAAAGTACTCATATTACAGATACCACTTATTAGTATAAATAATAAGATTAATGAATATAATATATTTCCAAGCCTTTTAATAAATTTCATTTTATTTCATCTCCATTTTACCAATATACTTGCCAATTATTTTTATTTCTGTATCTTTGCCATATACTTGTGTCTTAAATGCAGGATCTGTACTCATAGGTTCTAATAAAATAAAATCCCCTTGCCTGTTAAATACCTTTAACGTAGCGTCATACCCATTTACTAAAACTACTGCTATATCTCCATCATTAACAGAATCTGTTTTTCTGATAAGAGCATAAGCACCATTCTGTATTTCTTTATTCATACTTTCACCATTTACACGAAGAAAGAAACATTCTTCTGGATTGACTATATTCATTAGTTCAATGTCAATAGGTAATCTACCTTCTATACATTCTTCTGCCCAATTAGGTTGTCCTGCACTTATTCTGCCATAAACAGGGCACATATAGTATTTAAATTTATTAAGTTCCTGTTTATCATTTTTACCTAAAAGGAAATCTATACTGCAATTTAATGCTTTAGACATTTTTTCTAACATATCAACAGATGGCATATTTTTATCATTTTCATAGTTTGCAATGTTTGAACGAGATGTATTAATTTTTTTTGCTAATTCTTCTTGAGTTAAATCATTATCTAGTCTAATTTTTTTTAAATTATTACCAAAACTCATAATCGCACTCCTTTCTAAATAATTATAACATTTACTTGTCAGTTTTGCAAACATTTTGAGGCAGAAAATAAAAAAATTTAAAAAAAGTATTGACAGCTAAACAAACATAATATATAATGTCAGCAGAACGAACAAGGAGGAGATAAAAATGAGAGAAAGACTTATTGAAGTTAGAACTAAACGAGGATATACGCAAGAGCAAATGGCAAACAGACTAAGTATTGCTAGAACAACTTATACAGGATATGAAAAAGGTAATGTTTCTCCATCACTAGAAGTAGCTTTAAATATAAAAAAGATATTAAATTACAAAAATGACGATATTTTTGTAAACTCAAATGTTTGCTAAACAAACAAAAGGAGGATGAAATGGAAGAAACAAATCAATATCTTAAAGAAATAAAAGATATTTTAGAAAAGCAAAATGAACCTAAAATATTATTTGTCAAAGATGTAGCAAGAATATTAGGAATAAATCAAAACAAAGCAAATGAACTTTGGCACAGAAAAGATTTTCCACGGTATTCATATAGGACAAAAAAAGTAGAACAAAAGGCATTTGATAAATGGCTACAAGAAGCAAGGTATTAGAAAGGAAGTGATCACAAATGAAAAAACATAAAATAAACAAAGCAAAATTAGCAATAAACATATTAAAGTTAGAATGTATAGCATTATTAGCATTTACATTTGACGTAATGTTTATAAGTTATTTATTAAAGTAAGAAAGGAGTTGAGAAATATGTTTAGAAGCAGAAAAGAAATGCAAAGTTTAATTGATTCAAGCAGAAAATCATTAGCAGAAGCAGAACTACAAATAGCAGAAAGAAACAAATTAATAAGAAATGAAATAGCAGAAAAAAAACAATTAAAATCTAAAATAAAAGATTTAGAAAACAACATAGAGTTTCTAGTTAATAATTTAAGTGCTAAAAAAAGAGAACTAGTTAGACCGCTAAATCAAAACTAGTTCAAAATAAGAATTTGTATAAATTCACTATATTTTTATATTAACAGAAAGGAAGGAAGATGTCAAGTGCAAGACTTACAAGATAGATATGATGAATTAGATGACATAGTGAGGACAATAGATGAATTAATAGACCGTATATCAGACAAAAACTATATTGATCAATTAAAAGAAACAATGTATCAAGCAATGAATGAAAAGGAAGATATAGAACCAAGATTACAAGAACAATATGCAAATGAAGAAGAAGAATTGCGAATTGAATATATGAGGAGTGTATTGTAATGGAATATGAAGAAAAATTGAAACAGTATACAGATGAACAACTTATATATGAAAGAGCTATTTTATTAAAACAGTATAGTACGATAAAGAAACAATTAAAATTATATGATGAAGAATGTAAAAGAAGATTAGAAAAAAATATTAAATAAAGGAAAGGAAGATTAATTATGAGTTTAATAGTAAAAGAAAGTGAAAAAACAAGTATATCAAATTTAGAAGATGGAGTTTATACAGCAATATCAAGCATGATAATTGATTTAGGACTACAAAGAAATGAAAGATTTGATAAGGATCAAAGAAAGTTTTTAATGATATGGGAAATTGTAGGAGAAACAATATTAATAGGGGAAGATGTTTTACCAAGAATTATTAATAAGGAATATAGTTATTCATTGGGAGAAAAAAGTAATTTAAAGAAAGATTTAGAAGCATGGAGAGGACAAGCTTTTACAGAGGAAGAATTAAAAGGATTTAATTTATTAAATGTATTAAATAAAGGATGTCAATTACAAATAATAAATAAAGAAAGTAATGGTAAAACATATAACAATATAGCAGGAATAATGGCATTAGCAAAAGGAATGCAAGTAGAACCACTGGCAAAAACTACAGTATTCGATACAGAAGAACCAGAAACATGGGTGGCATACGATAAATTACCTTCGTGGATACAAGAAAAGATAAAAAAAGCAATTAATTTAGAAGAAACTGGTTTGGCAGATTATATATCTGAATATGAAAAAGCAAAAAAAGAATCAAATGACAATGCTGAAGTAATACAAGCAGAAGATGATGAATTGCCATTTTAAGGAGTGGTAATTCATGGAACTTAATGGGAAAATAGCAGGAATTAATACAAGTATAGATGGAACAACGAAATTAGAATTAGAAATAACGAGCAATAAGGAAATATTAATAGATAATTATTATAAGTTAAAAGATAAAGAAAATTTGGCTATAACAATAAAGCAACACAGAGAAAAGCGCAGTTTAGATGCAAATGCTTATTGTTGGGTATTATTGCAGAAATTAGCAGAAGTATTAAAAACAGATAAAGATTCATTGTATGAAGATATGATATGTAGATATGGAGTTTTTACTCATATAGTAGTTAAACCTAGTATGGTAGAGAGAGTAAAAGAGGAATGGAGAGCGGTAAGAGAATTAGGGGAAGTTACTATAAATGGTAAAACAGGAATCCAACTACAATGCTATTTTGGAAGTAGTACATATAATACAAAAGAAATGTCTGTACTAATAGATGGAATTGTAAATGAATGTAAAGATCAGGGAATAGAAACTTTAACTCCTGAAGAAATAGCCGATATGAAAAGGAAGTGGCTAAAAAAATGATAGTAAAAGATTTAAGCGATTCATTTCACCCAACACCAAAAACTTTGCAGAGAATTAAACAGAGCTCTGCAGAAAATAAACAGAAAAAAGGACAGATTAAAAAGAAATCTAATAAATTAGCAAAATTAGAAAGACAAAGAGATAAAGACTTAATTAAATCAGGTATTTGTGAAGTTTGTAGTAATTACTCAAAAAGATTAGATCCACACGAAATTTATGGTGGGAGTAATAGAAAAAGAAGTATACAACATAAATTTGTAAAACTAATATGCCCTAAATGTCATTCTAATGAAGCAATAATAAATCAATTAAGAATAATTACACAAAAAGAATATGAGAAAACTCATACTAGACAAGAATTTATAGATTTAATAGGAAAAAATTACATCTAGGGTAGGCATAAGAACTACCCTTTAATTATGGGAGAGAATATGGAAGAAACATGGATAAAATTATATAGAAAAATAATGAAATCTCCCATTTGGGAGAATGAAAAAGCTCTAAAAATATGGATATGGTGTTTATTAAAAGCAACTCATGAAGAGCGAGAACAATTAGTAGGACAGCAAGTTGTTGAATTAAAAAAAGGACAATTTGTTTTTGGAAGAAAAAAAGCATCTGATGAATTACAAATGAATGAAAACACAATATATAGATATATAAAATTGCTAGAAAAGATACGGAATGATAACAGCAAAAAGCAACAACAAATTCACAGTTATAACTATTGAAAAATACAGCGATTATCAAGCAGACAAAAGAAAATTTGAACAGCAAAATAACAACAAAATAACAACAAATGAACAACAAAATAACACAAACAATAATGTAAAGAATGTTAATAACATTAAGAATATATATAGTGACTATCCTGAAGAATTAAAAAAAGCTTTAGATAACTTTGTAGAAATGAGAAAAAAAATCAGATCTCCATTAACAGAAAATGCAATGCAGTTAGCTCTTAATAAATTAAAAAAGTTAAGCACAGATGAAACAACACAAATAGAAATAATAAATGAAACAGTATTAAAAGGCTGGAAAAGTTTTTATCCATTAAAACAAGAGCAAAACAAAAATTATGAACAAAGACAATATAACACGAGTGAACTTGACAATTTGTACGCAAATAAAGGAGGTTAATTTATGAAAATAGCACAAAAAGATAGAATTATAAATTACATACGAGAATTTGGTTCAATATCTAGCTGGGAAGCATACGCAGACTTAGGAATAACACAATTAGGAGCTAGAATAGACCAGCTCAAAAAAGAAGGGTATGTTTTTAAAACAGAATGGGAAAGTAAAACTAATAGATATGGCGAGAAAACGGATTATAAAAGATATTATTTAGCAGATATTGTAGCAGAAAATATGGAACATATAACAAAGGTGGACTAGCCTATGACCTGTGAAGAATCGATAAAAAACAATTTATGTCTAGGCTGTGGACTAGAAATAATAAACAATAATGCAGACAAATGCGAATATAGAGAAAGCGGTTTAGATATGTGTAAAAAAATAATAGAAGGAGTACAGATGAAATTATGATATACAAGTTTGAAATAAAAAGAAGATTACCGAGTTTTAATGATTATATCAATGAATGCAGAAAAAACCGTTATGCTGGGGCAAAAATGAAACAGGAGATTGAGTACGAAATTTGGTTATATATAATGCAACAGCTAAAAGAAGTAATAATAGAAAAGCCTGTTTTTATAACATTTAAATGGGTAGAAGAAAACGGAAAACGAGATTTAGATAATATATGTTTTGCTAAAAAGTTTATATTAGATGCTTTACAAAAAGCTGATGTAATAGCAAATGACAATAAAGAACATGTTACAGGGTTCATAGATAAATTTGAGTATGCAAAAGAAAGTAAAGTAATTGTAGAATTGGAGGAAATCGAAGATGAACAGTTTTAAAGAAAGTATAAAAGTAAACAGTGAAGAATTAGAGCAAAGAGCATATGAAGAATATAAGAGAAAGAGATTTGCAAAAGAAGTACATAAAGAAAAATGGAACGCAAGAAAGGAGAAGAAAGATGAAGCCAAAGAAATATGAAGAAGTAAAAATACTTCAAGACAAGACCTTAAACGAAATAAAAAGAGATTTTAAAGCACAAACAATAATAACAGCAATATTAGTAATACTAGCGTTAATAATATGCTTTATGGCTTGGGACACAGCAGTAAAATATGAAGCATTAAAGAAAGATAAACAAGCATTAGAAGATATAACAGAAATGCAAAGAAGTATGATAAGCGATTTAGAAGAAAATTGCAAAGACTTATACATAGAGATAGAAAATTGGAAAGGAGAAACAAATGAATGATATAGAAGTACGGAGAATATGTAAAAGTAACAAACTATGAAAACAAAACAGCAATAGGAAAAGTTACAAAAGTATTTGAAAAATCTTATTTAGTTGACACAGGTAAAGAAGATACAAGTGGAGAGTATGGAAAATGTTGTGAGTTTAAACATAGCAAACAACTAATAGACCTAATAGAAGTTGGAGATTTTGTAAATGGTTATAAAGTATCTGATAAAAACGGTACATTATTATGTACAAATATTAAAGGAATAGATAGAAGCGGTTATCATATACCAATATCTCAATATGGAGACGGAATAGAAACAATACTAACAAAAGAACAATATCAAGCTAATTGCTATAAAGTAGGAGGAGAAGATGAATAGAGAAATAAAATTTAGAGCATGGAATGAAGTGTCTGAGAAAATGTTAAATTGGAATGATTTTCTAGATACTAATATGAAAAATACTTTTATTGCTCCCGAAAGTACTGGGCTAATATTAATGCAATACACAGGGTTACACGATAAAAACGGAAAAGCAATATATGAGGGAGATATAGTTGAATTTGAAGATACAGGAGAAGAAGGTTATGAGTATAAAGAAGGATTTGGCTTTAATAATATTGCTCAAGTAGTATATGAAAATGGTATTTATACATTAGCTAATTTTGGAGAAAGTGATAATAGTTATTATGCAACAGATTGTTCAGATGAAGAAATACTAGAAGAAGTATTAAGAAATGGCAACTGTGAAGTAATAGGAAATATCTATGAAAATAGTGAGTTATTAGGAGGAGAATAGATATGTTAAAACTAGAAGAAACAAATCATAGTTATTATTGTGAATGTTGGGAGACTGAAAGAACTATGGAATGTAATTCGTGGGAGGAATTTAAAGAAAAGTGTGGTTTAGACTATGATTTTGATTGTAATTTATTATTTAGATTTGATTTAGAGCAGAAAGAAGACGATTTAGGTAATAAATTAGATAGTTATACTTTAAAATTACATCATGCTTTACAAAGACATGGAAGAGATTTATGGCACGTTGTAATATACAATATTACAGAAAAAGATTTAAAAGAAATAAACGAACATTTGCAAAAAGCTAAACAATATTTATTTGAAATGTGGAAAGAGATAGATTTAGTAGTAAAGGAGTAATATTATGTGTGAATACTGTGGAAAAATAATAAATAATAAAAAAATATTAGAATGTGTGGTAGAAAGCTAAGAAAGGAGTAAATAAGACATGAGAATAATAATAACTTTAAGAGATATATTAGGTTTGGTTGGAATGGTTGCAACTTTAATATTTGTTTTAGTAGTAGCAATACAAGAAAAGTTAAAGAACAGAAAAAAAGATAAGAGAAAAAAGAGAGGAGTGAATAAGATATGAAAATATATTGTGGTGGCAGAGCAAACGGTAAAACGATAAAAGCTATTCAATTATCAGCAGAAGAACAAATGGCAATAGTGTGTTTCAGTTATCATCAGATAGAATATATAAAATATAGAGCTAAAGAAATGAATTTAAAAATACCAGAACCCATAATGGCCGAAGATGTTAGAAGAAAAGTAAGAGGAAACAGAAGAGGATTAATAGTTGATGATTTAGATTTACTTTTGAGAAGATTATTTGATGATGAGGTCCGTTATGCGACTATGGAAGATTGTGACATAGAAAAATTAGAGAGGAGTAAATAAGATATGTTAAAAGAATACCATAAAATAGAAACTCTTTTTGAAAGAGATGAAAAAACAAAAAAGTTAGTTGAAGGGAAATATAGAAATGAAGCAATAAAATATTTGAAAGACAACCAATGGCAATTTACTGAAAAGATAGATGGAACAAACATAAGAATATACTGGGATGGACATAGAGTAAGTTTCTATGGAAGAACTGACAAGGCTCAGATACCAGCAAATTTAATGAATAGGCTAGTAGAACTATTTGGAGGAGAAACAAATGAGCAATTATTTGAGCAAAAGTTTGGAGAAACAGAAGTAATTTTATATGGAGAAGGTTACGGAGAAAAAATACAAAATGGAGGATTATACAGGAAAGGACAAGATTTCATCTTGTTTGATGTGATGATAGCAGATAATTACCAATCAAGAGAAAGTGTAGAAGATATAGCAAAATATTTTGGTATAGATATAGTACCAATAATACTAGAGGGAACACTACAAGAAGCAGTTAATTATGTAAAGAGTAAACCGAAGTCTAGTATAGGGACAGCAAATAGTGAAGGGGTAGTAGGCAGACCAGTTATAGAATTACAAGACAGATGTGGAAAAAGAATAATAGTAAAAATTAAAGTAAGAGATTTTGAGAGGAGTGATACATAGTGAAAGAAAAAACAGCAGATGAATTATTTAAAGAGTTAGGATATGAAGAAAATGAAGAAAATGATTATTATATAGAATATCAAAAACAAGAGGAGTGCTGTTGTAAATTTATAAAACTTGACTTGATAGACAAATCATTTACAAATTTTTATTATGTAGTACCTGAAAAACAAAGTTATCTATCAATGCAAGAACTACAAGCAATAAATAAAAAAGTAGAGGAATTAGGATGGAATGAAAAGAGTTAAAATTGGAGATAGGTTTGGAAGATTAAGTGTAGTTAAGGAATTAAAAGAAAGAAGTAAAGATGGACATGTTGTATATGAGTGTAAATGTGATTGTGGCAATACTGTAAAAGTAAGAAGTAAAGAGCTACTTAATGGAGATACAGTTTCTTGTAAATGCTACCAAAAAGAACAAGTTAAAAAAAGATACAAAAATGGAACACAACCAGATAGAATTTTTAGTGATAAATTAAACAAAAATAATAAATCTGGAATTAAACGGAGTCTGTTTCGATAAAAGTAGAAATAAATGGAAAGCAACATATCAATATCAACGAAAAACATACAATTTAGGAAGATATAATACGATATTAGAAGCCGAAGAAGCAAGAAAAAAATTTGAAAATGAAATAAGACAAAAGCTAGGAGGTATTTTAAGTGAAAGAAAAAATAAAAAGAATAATAGAAAAAATTAAAGATATATTTAGTTTACATTGCCCTGAATGTGGTGGAAGAATGAAAAGTGAATTTTTAGATATGGAAATAGACCACATTGTATATAAGTGTGAAAAGTGTGGAGAGGAGTGGATTTAATGCAATTATTTGAAGATTTAATAAAATGCAAAGACTGTATGAATAACATAAACAATAAATGCTTCTTATTTCCAGGGAAAGATGCAAAAGAAGAAGATACAGGTTGCTATGTAGGAATAGATAGAAACAATAAACAAAAACTTGTAGGGGGGAGTTATAAGTGAAAGAAAATGATATTCAAGAAGATATAAATATATTAAATGAAATAATGCCTAAATTACATAGAAAATATAGAAACGCATTAGAAGAAATAATAGACGAAGTAACTAAAGATACTTGTACTTATGAACAAATAGAAGAAGATTATAATGTTTGGCATTGCAATAAATGTAAATGTGATTGGTGTCTTGAAGAAGGAACACCTAAAGATAATAATATGAATTATTGTCCTGAATGTGGAGCGAGAATAAAAGAGATTATTGAAATAAAGGAGGACGGAGAGTGAAAGAAAATAGTATAGAAGAAGATATAACATTAATAGAAAAAAGTTTATGCGATAAAGATACAATAATACAATATCATTATTGGGTAGGAACAGATTTTTTAAATGCAGTAGAAAGAATAGTTGCAGATTATAAAAGAGTATTAAAAGAGAATGAAGAATTGAAAGAAGATAGAGATAAATTTAAAAAAGCATTAGGAAGAAGAATAACATATTGTAATGAATTAGAAAAAGATTTATTTGAGAATAGTAGTAATTATGTTATTCCAAAACAAATAGTAAAAGACAAGATAGAAGAATTAAAAAAGAAAGTAGAAGAGCTGACAGACGAGAAAGGTTATTGGGGTGGCAGTGATTTATTAGAACAGATAAAAGTTTTACAAGTATTATTAGAAAAGGAGAAATAGAATGAAAGGTCCATTTAAAAAATTAAAAAAGAAGCGTTGCAAAGACTGTAAACATTTATTTAAAACTGATAATATGTTTGCTTGTTATAAGTCTGAGATTTATATAGAACCAGTAAAACTAATATGTTTTAAAAGAAAAAAGAAGGAGACTTAATTTATGAATAATAAAAAAGCCATTAAAAGTTTAAAAGAATTTGCTTATACAACTCATGGAACTTTATCAGCAGAAGAAGCAAAAATAGTATTAAATTTAATAGAAAAACTGCAAAAAGCGAATAAAGAACTTACAAAATCAAATAAAACATTAAGTAAAACAGTAGATTTAATGAAAGAAGTTATAAATGAAATGGCAAAACATATTTACTTGTTAGGATATTATGACTGCTTATATGAAGTATGTGACGATGATATGGACAGAGAATGTGAAGACTGCATAAAAGAATATTTTTATAAAAAAGTAAAGGAGACAAAAGACAATGGAAGTACCAGAGGTATTTAGAGGTATGAAAAAAGTAAAAGAATACCCAAATCATGTGCTATATGAGAAAACAACAAAAGATATATGGGGAAATGAAAACATAATAAGAGAAAGTTTTACATATCACGATCTAGGATTTACAACTAAACAAATAAGAGATAGAAAAATAAATGCATCTATGCATTTGTAAACGAAGGAGGAACTATGGATAAAGAATTATTAAGTCAAATAAATTCTACTAGAAAAGAAATAGAAGAATTAAGAGAAAAAATAGACAAGATTAATAATAAACCTGCGAAAATAGTAATAGACAGCGTAAAAGGGAGCAGTGCTAGTTATCCATATATATCACACAGTTGTGTAATTGAAGGATTAGACAATAAAAAGATAATTGCAAATAAAAAGAGTAGAAACAAATATAAAAAGCAAATAAAGAATAAAGAGTTTAAACTAATGAAATTAATAACTAATCTAGAATATGAACTAAACAATGTAGAAGATAGTGAAATAAGAAGAATAATAAGACATAAATACGAAGAAAATTTAAATTGGATACAAATTATGTTTAAGATGAATTATGACTCAGAAAGTAAAGCAAAAATGAAATTAAAAAGATTTTTAGAAAAATAATAAAATGTGACAAATGTGACGATTTAAAATGATAAAATTGTATCAAGTAAAAGAGTAGCTGTTTGAAAAGACATGCCCAAAGCTACAAAGGACTAGAAGTATCTAGTTCTTTTTTATTGAGATTAACGATACTAGATAAGTTAATATAAAGTTCTATTGATAGAACCTCCTTTTTATATTTACAAAGTACAAGAGAATATTCTAGTTAAGTTCTCACATTGCAAAAAAGAATATTCTTTTGCGGAGTTGTGTTTTTAGAAGCATAACTCCTATTTTCTAAATAAAATAGTATGTAGTGATATAGCTCGTAAGACGGTAACTTACATTGCAACTTCAACTTAATATAGAGTGTACATTATATCGATTAAGTATAAGAAATAGTAAGTTAATAACCAGAGTCGACCATTGTAATGACTTACTAACGTAAAGTGCAGTAAACTATATCATTACATAGTGTTTTATTAAAAAACAAAAGAGGTGGCTATTATGATAAATAGTTTTCAAAAATATATGTGTAGCACATGTAAAAGTAAAGTATGTGATAAAGGAATAGCACTAATAAAACTAAACAATATGATAATAGCAAAATGTACAGATTATGAAAAAGATGAAAATAAAGTAAAAGGGTATGAAAAGCCAGGAACAAGAACAGCGAAACAAAAGAAAGCGTTGATGGGCTTTACACAAGAATATTAAGATGAATATTGATAAATGTATGAGAAAGTTCTGCCATGGGTGCAGAAATTATGAGAAATGCTTTCCTACTAAGAAAAAGAGAAAAAAGGAGAGAAATAATGAAATTCAAAATAAACAATACTGAATGGACAATAGAAGAAGTAGACGAAGCTACAATAAATAATGAGATGAAAAGTGACGGTACTTTAGGAATAACAATATATAACACTCAAAAAATAATGTTACTAAAAGATCAAGCAAATATAATTAAGACATTAAAACATGAATTAACACATGTGTGGATGTATGAATATGGTCATAATCAAAACGACGACAAAACATTCAGCTATGAAGATGTATGCGAAATAGTAGCGAGTAGCAATGATTTTATAAATGAAATAGTAGAGCAATACATTAATAAAAAGGACTAATAAAGTAGGTGAGGTGAGTGGCAAAGTATGATTGGAAGCAGTTAGAAAAAGAGTATATATTAAGTGACTTTAAATCAGTAAGTAGCTTTCTAAAAGATAAAGGGATAAAACAAAACGGAAGTACCAAAAGCAGGACAAAAGGGTGGAAAAGTAAAAAAGTACTAAAAGAGGACAAAAAGAGTACTAAAATTGTAGAAAAAGTTATAGAGAAAGAAAGTGAAAAAGAAGCTCAAAAAATAGTAGATATAAAAGCAATTGCAACAGATTTAGCTCTTAATATAATCAAAGCTAACTCACAACTAGAAAAGTACATAATAAAGACCAAAAAAAAGACCAAAAAAGTAGAATATGATATTTGGGCCCAAAAGCCTTCTAAAGAGGAAATAAAAGAGGAAGAAGATATAGAAATTGGAGAAGGAATAGTAGATAAACAAGGACTAAAACAACTAGCTTCTGCATTAAAGGACCTAAATGACATATTAAACAATAATAATGATGATGGAAAGGAAAATAATAATTTTGAAATAAATGTGAAGGTTGTAAAGTAATATGGACATAGAACTTACAGAATTACAATGGAGATTTTATAATGCTAAAGAAGATGAAGTACTGTTTGGCGGAGCAGCAGGAGGAGGAAAAACACATGGGCAAATATTAGATGCTTTTTTATATGCTTGTGATTATCCAGGAATTAAACAACTAGTACTAAGAAGAACATTTGGCGAATTAGAAAAGTCATTTATAAGAGGTACATTAGCAACATATCCTAAAGAAGTAGCTAAGTATAATGACAGTAAAAAGAAATGGACTTTTAAAAATGGAAGCATTGTAGAGTTTGGATATTGTGATAATGAAAAAGATGTATACAAGTATCAATCAGCAGAATATGACATTATAAGATTTGACGAAGCTACACACTTTACAGAGTTTATGTACATATATTTAAAAAGTAGAAACAGAGGGGTAAATAACTTCCCAAAACAAATTAAAAGCACTACAAACCCTGGAGGAGTAGGACATACATTTTTTAAAGAAAGATTTATAGATAATGGAACAAAAGAATATCAAGACGAAGAAGGAACTAGATTATTTATACCAGCAAAACTAAAAGATAATAAATTCTTAATGGAATCAGACCCTAATTATAGAAAAAGACTTCTTTCTCTTCCAGAAAAAGAAAGACAAGCCTTACTAGATGGTGACTGGGATATTTATGATGGAATGTTCTTTAGAGAATTTAAACGTAACATTCATGTTATAGAAGAACCTTTTGAAATACCAAATAATTGGACTATATATGTTTCTTTGGACTATGGATTAGATATGTTTGCACCATTATTTGTAGCTATAGATCCAGAATATAATGCATACGCAATAGATGAAATACATGAAAGTAATTTACTAATAAGTGAAGCTGCAAAGAAACTAAGACATCATGATCTATTTAAAAGAGCTAAAAGGATATTTGCACCACCTGATCTTTGGAATAGAAGACAAGACACAGGTAAAAGTGCATACGATATCTTTGCAGAAAATGGAGTAAGATTGACAAAATGTAGTTCTGATAGAGTAAATGGTTGGTTAGCAGTAAAAGAGTGGATTAAGCCAATAGAAATAAAAGATGAACAAACAGGAGAAACAATAAAAACAGCAAAATTAAGAATATTTAGCAAGTGTAAAAATCTTATAAGATGTTTACCACAGTTACAACATGATGATAAGAATCCAAACGACGTTGCAACAGAGCCACACGAATTAACACATATAACAGATGCACTGAGATACTTCTGCGTATCGAAGACATTACCAGGGCAAAAGGAACAAAGTAAACAAATAAGACGATATGACAAATCAAGAGATTTTGGAGAAACAATAAAACCAATATAGGAGAGAAATATGAAAGTAAGTGAAATAGTATTAATTATTTTAGGCATTCAAGTGTCTAATTTTTTTATGTTTTTGTTTGGATTATTATTAACAAACACAAGAAGAATAAAATTAAACCCTGTAGAAGCATATAAAGAAAACAAAAAAAGAAAAGAACATAGTAAAGATGAAGAACTAAGAACTCTACAAGCAAAAGAGTCGTTTTCAAACTTAGATAGATATGACGGAACATCAAATGGACAAAAGAAGATTACAAAATATTTATAGGAGGAAAGCATGGATAGAGAAGAATTGCAACAAACTGATATATGGACACTGTTTCAACAAGGGCAAGATTACGCAAGAATGATAGACATATTCAATAAAACAGATTTAAATTTTAGAATGTTTAATGGTGATCAAAACGAAGGATTAATAGTTGAAGGAATAGAGAAACTAGAATTAAACTATATAAAACCAATCGTGCGTTATAAAGTAGGTGTAGTTATATCAAATAATTGGGCTATAAACTATTCTAGTGAAAACTTTGAAAACAATGAATTTAAAGCAACTTCTGAGAATGTTTGTAAATTATTAAACAAGAAAGCAGCAAAAATATGGGAAAGAGAAAACATAGATAAAAGAATACAAAAGATATGTAAAAATGCTGCAATTAATGGTGAATGTGTAGTATATGTTGAATATGATAAGAAAAAAGCTACTCCTAGACTAAAAATACTATCAAAAGTAGATGTGTATTATGGCAATGAAAACAATGATGAAATAGAAGAACAACCATATATATTAATAAAACAAAGAGTATCAGTAATAGAAGCAAGAGATATAGCAAAGGAATATGGAGTAAGTGAAGACAAGATTCAATGTATAATGGGAGATAATCAGAATCAAGAAGAAAGTGGAGAAGAAGCTAAGCTTGAAAAAGATGAAATGGTTACAATAGTAACAAAATTATATAAAAAAGATGGAAAAGTACACTTTGCAAAAGCAACAAGATATTGTGATATTAAAAAAGATACAGATACTGGTTTGACATATTACCCAGTAATACATTTAATTTGGGAAGAAAAAGAAGGAAGTGCAAGAGGACAAGGAGAAGTAGAGCCATTAATTGCTAATCAATTAGAAGTAAATAAAACTCTAATGAGAAGAGCTTTAGTAACAAAACTAACAGCGTATGCTACAAAAGTTGTAAATGTAGATCAAATAGAAAATCCAGAAGAAGTAAATACTGTTGGAGCTGTAATACGAGTAAATGGAGACAGCAACGTTCAAGATGTAAATAAGGTATTTACTAATATAACTCCAGCACAAATGAGCCCAGACGTAAAACTATTAATGAACGATTTAATAAATGTTTCAAGAGAATTAGCAAATGCTTCTGATGTTGCAAGTGGAAGTTTAACAAATAGCACATTGCAAAATGCGAGTGGACGAGCAATATTAGCAGTACAGCAAGCAGCACAGCAACCTCTAAAAGAACAAGTAGAATCTGTAAAATATTTTATAGAATGCTTTGCAAGAATATTATTAGACCACATAAAAACATATAACAGTGATGGCTTATTAATGGAGGAAGAAGTAGTAGGACAAAATGGAGAGACAGAAACTCAATTAATACCAGTACAAGGAAGTATATTAGAAAAGCTACAAGCCGATGTTAAAGTAGATGTAACGCCAAAGGGAAGCTTTGATAAATTTGCACAAGAAGAAAGTTTAGAAAACCTGCTAAAAGCAGGTTATTTTAGTGTTCAAAGATTACCAGAATTAAAAATGTACTTAGAAACATTAGATGATGATAGTGTAATGCCAAAACAAAGAATATTAAAAGTAATTAAGAAAAGGGAAGAAGAACAACAAAAGATAGCACAAATAAATGCAGAAGCAGAATTAATGAAACAAAGAGCAATGCAATTTATAAACAATGATCCAGATGCACAAGCACAACAATTAAGTGAAGCAAGTATACAACAAAGCGTGTAGGAGGTGAAGACAATGAATAATAGAGCAAAATTTATAGAAGTAAGTAAAGAACAGCAAGACAGAATAGACTTAATTAGAAGTTCATTTTCTAATATGTATGATGTAATAGACCATAATTGCAAACCTAGTAGAGAAACATCACTTGTACTAACAAAATTAGAAGAAGCTCAATTCTGGGCTATAAAAGGAATAACAAGGGAGGTTCAGTAATATGGGAAGCAAAGAATTTATTGAGAAGTGTAAAGAAATAGTAAAACAATATGCACTTGAACATTTAGACAAGAGTGATAATATTCCAGAGTTTGAGGTATTTGATGTTTGGTATTGTAAAACATTACAAAACCATAAAGCATTATTAAGTACAACATTGTTTGATGGTATGTATTATGAACTAACATACAATGGAGATAAAAAAGAATTGTATTTTGACGCATATAAAAAATTTGAAAATAAATGTATAAGAATGGAGGGAAATTAACTATGTGTAATAGAGCAGAAATAAAATGTACATCAGAAGGATTGGTTATAAAATTGCCAAAAAAGATGGAATTAAATGATACTATTAATTTAATGAATAGTTCTGATTATAAGAAAAGGTTTCAAGCAGAATATTATCAAACAAAAATAAGATACGAGAAATTGTGTAAGATGTTAGTGAAAAACGAAGCTAAAACATTAGGATTTACACCAACTTGCCCAATTGAAGTATTAGAAGACCAAAAATACAATATGGAACAATATTTGAAATCTTTACAAATCAGAGCAGAAATAGAAAATATTGAATTAGATTAGTTTTCAACAGCTACTAACTATTCTTATAGTTAAAGGGTTGTGAAATAAATGTGTAGCAGTTAAGTGAAAAGCTTAACTGCTATTTTATATAGTCCAAGCATTTAAGACTTAAAACTGCATGGGTAAGTGAAGTCAAACACTTGCAAAAAAAATAGGAGGAAAGAAATATGGAAAACGAAGAAATGATGAACGATGAAGACCTAGTAGTCGAAGAAACTACTGAAAACGTGGGAGAACAAGCCACAGAAGAAGTTGTTGAAGGAGAAGAACAAGCCACTGAATCTAACAATGAAGAAGAAAACGTTGTAGAGGAAGAAAAGAAGTATACAGAAGAAGAATTAAATGCAAGAGTAAATGAATTGCTAAAGAAAAAACTACACAGACAAGAAACAAAAGTCAGAAAAGAATACGAGAAAAAGTATTCACAGCTTGAAAATGTAATTAGTGCTGGATTGAACACTAACGATATGAATGAAGCTGCTAAACAATTAGAAGATTTTTATGAAGATCAAGGAGTAAAAATCCCTAAATATAACAGAAATCTATCAGATAGAGAAGAAGAAATATTAGCAAAAGCAGAAGCTGATGAAATTATAGCTGCTGGATATGAAGATATAGTTGAAGAAGTGGACAGGCTAGCTAATATAGGAATCAACAATATGTCTAATAGAGAAAAGTTTATCTTTAGAAATCTTGCAGAGAAAAGAAAAGAACTTGAAAGTGAAAAAGAACTTTTAAGCATTGGAGCAGATAAAAACATTTTAAAGGATGAAAAATATAAAACTTTCATTACTGAAAATGGACTTGAAAACGTTCCAGCAAAAAAAGCTTATGAATTATACAGAAAGCTACAACCTAAGCCACAGGTTGAACAAGTCGGAGACTTGACTAATAAAAATCCAAAGACAGATAAGGAGTTTATTTCAGAAGCTGAATTTGACAATATGTCTCCTGAACAAATAGAGAAAAATCTTGGGCTGATTAGAAAGTCAATGACAAAGTGGTAATAACTAAGAAAGGAAGATAAAATATGGGAGCAAATTTTAAACCTATGTTTTGGTCAAAATATTGCCAAACAGAATTAAAGAAAGATTTATTACTAGCAAATTGGTGTGACTACAAATATGATAAAGAAGTTAAGAAAGGAGCAAGGCTAAAAATAATTGGTGTTGTAAGACCTAAAATCCAAACTTACATACCAGGAAAAGATTTAGATATCGAATCATTAGGAGATAATTCTCAATATTTAGATATAGATCAATTTAAAGCATTTGCATTTGAAGTAGATGATGTAGATAAAGCACAAAGTATTCCTGGATACTTAGAAACACAATTTGATGAAGCAAAAGAAGCATTAGCAGAAGACTACGACAAATTCGTTGGAACTCTTGCAAAAGGTGCTAATAAAGATATGATATCTGAATCTACAGACATATCTGAAGGAACTGATCCACTTGCTACAATAGATGCTGGATTAGTTAAACTATATAAAAACGGAGTAACAACTAAAACAGAATTAGCAGCAGATTTAAATCCTGAGCATATTAATGCTTGTAGAAAGAAATTACAAATTTTATTTACAGACAACGTAGAATACGTTAAAAGAGGAGCACTTGGAAAATATAATAATTGTTATTTAAGAATGTCAAACAATTTATATAACGATGGCACAAACGACTGGGAAATGATAAGAACTAAAAAAGCTATGGCAGTAGCAAATGCTATTGACAAAGTTGAACGTGCAAGAAAAGAAAAAGGATTTGCAGACATAGTAAAAGGATTACATGTTTACGGTGGTAAATTAGTAAGACCAAAAGAGCTTTATGTAATTAAAGCAAAATAGAAACAGCTCCCCAAAAGGGAGCTAAAATTTTTATAAGGAGGAAAATAATATGGCAGTTAAAAAATTAACACCACAAAAAATTGAATTTAATTCAATAAAAGCAGTATCATTTGAAGCAGCAACAGCAGTTGCAGATGGATGTAGCTTTAAAATACCAAGAGAATTTGCAGGAGGAGAGTATTTAACTATATTAGCTCAAAACTCTGGGGAAGCTCCATATGATGTTTCTGTAAAATGTCCTTCAGATGGAAGCTATGCAGCAGCTACAGAAAATTTAAAGTTAGCAGATGTAGCAGCAGGAGGTATAGTAGCAATAAGAGTAGAAACTGCGAGATTTGCAAATAATGATGGAAGTATTGTATTAATACCAGAAAATGCAGCAGTAAAATTTGCAGTAATATATTAGAAAAAAAGGCATGCTTTTATAGTATGCCTTTTATATCGTGTTAAAAGCAAAATGTTGGTGCAATTCCAACAAACGCGAAAGGAGAATATATATGATTAAAAAGTTAGAAAGTTTAGAAAAATATGTAATAACACCAAATGTTAGATTTTATGGTGGATATGTGTACAACGGAGAAGATATAGAATTATGTAATGACAAAGATGAAGAAGAAGGATACAAGGTACATATACAAGATAAAATAATAGGTGGACATCTAATAAAACAAGTAGAACAAGAATATACAATGTCTAATGGCAAGAAAGTAAAACAAAAAGAATATCAAGATATTGAACTAGAAGAAAATCAACTACTTATATATGCAGAAGGGCAAGGCTTTGTTATAAGTGAATATAAAATGCTAACAATAGATGAGGCAATAGAGAAATATAAATTGTTAAAATCTCCTGAAGGAGAGTAGGAGGAATATATGACACTAGGTGATATGAAAAGTGAAGTATTAAGACTAATAGAAGAGATAAATGAAGAAAATGAAGGTTTAACAGATGACCCAGATTTCAAAAACAAGATAAATAATGTAATAGATTTTATACAACACGAGTTAGCAAGAATAAAAAAGATTCCTGCAATAGAAACAAGAGAAGTTAAAGAAGGAGATACAATAAATCTTAATGAATTAGAAAACTTTTATCAACTTAAATGTGTAAAAGGAGTTAGATACACTTCTTTTGGAACAACACTTGATATACTAGATGATGGGACAATAAAAATATATTACTATAAATATCCTAAAAAGATAAATGAGAAGAGTAAAGACAATACTGAACTTGAATTAACAGATGATGCACTAGGAATTATGCCTTATGGAGTTGCGGCAGATTTATTAAAAAGTGATGTTTCTAATCAGTATGGACAAATATATGCTAATAGATATACTGAACTAAAACAAAGCTTAGATCCAAGATACAACACAGGAGGATTTTATATAGACGGAGGAACAAAAATTTAGGAGGATAATATGCCTGAAGTAAGTGGAGATTTAATAACAAGAAATTATTCTAATTTTAGAGGAGTAGATTTTAGTAATACAGAGGTAGCTTTGTACAGAAGCCCTGATGCAATAAATATGTGGAAAGATTATAAAAAAATGGGAACTAGTATAGAAACAAGACCAGATATAGTATTGTTTAAAGAATTAAAAAATACTGTATATGGTTTATTTTTTTATACTATAAATCAAGTAGATCACATGATAATACATTGTGGAGTATCTTTGTATGACTATAATATGAAAACAAAAGAACTAAAAACAATAAAAGAAAAAGGTATGAACATAAGAAAAAGTCAAAGTTTTATATATAGAAATATTTTATACATAAAAGATGGATTAAACTACTTACAATATGATGGAGAAACATGCAAGGAAGTAATAGGATACATACCAGTAACAAGAAGAGGGAGTGACCCTGCTGGTAAAGGGTCAACAGCACAAGAGACAAACCTACTTACAGGAGTTAGAGAAAATAGTTTTTGTGCTGATGGAGAAAGTACAGAGTATGTGTTAGATGCAAGTGAATTAGATGCAGAATATCAAGAAAAAGTATTTATAAACGATGTAGAAAAGACAGAAGGATTTACAGTAGACAAAGTAAGTGGGAAAGTTAAGTTTACAACAGCACCAGAAAAACCATTAACAGATGGACAGGATAATGTTGTAATACGTTTTAGCAAAACTATACCAGGAAATAGAGATAAAATAAATAAATGTACAATATTAGAAGTATTTGACAACAGAGTGTTTTTTAGTGGAAATCAGGATTACCCTAACACAGTATTTCATACAATGTTAGACGAACCAAAGTACTGTAGTGACTTAGATTATTATAACGAAGGAGCGGACATAAGCCCAGTAAGAGGCATGGTGGCAGGTAATAACGCGTTATGGGTAATAAAAGAACCAAGTCAGGCAAATACTGCTATATTTTATCATAATCCTACTATTGATAGTGAAGCAGGGAAGGTTTATCCAAGTGAACATTCAAGCATCTCTACAGGATGTATAGGAGCAGCAATAAATTTTAATGATGATATAGTTTATTTCTCCAATAGAGGAATGGAAGGAATAAGTGGAGATATAACAACAGAACAAGTTATAAGCCATAGAAGTTCTTTAGTAGATAGTAAATTATTACAAGAAGAAAATTATAAAGATATGATTTTAGTAGAATATGAAGGCTATTTACTAGTTATTATAAAAGATAAAATATATCTAGCAGACAGTAGAGCAATGTTTACTAATGAAAATCATAATGAATATGAGTGGTTTTATTGGAACATAGATATAGAACCTACATGTGCAGTAGTATATAATGGAGAACTTTGGCTAGGAAGTAAACAAGGAATTTTTAAGGTTGGTAAAGCTTCTGAAAACAATAAAGAAATAATAATGACAGAAGATGAAAATGAAAAATACTTTATAGAGGGAATAACGAAACAAGAAACAAGAGTAGAAAGTTATAAAACAGTAACAGGAAAAGAAATACTAATAGAAGATGGAGAAAACAATAAAGGATTAGAGATAAAAGTAAAAGGCTCAACAAAGCAAGCTACAAGAAGTGAAAAAAATTTACTTGATAATACTGCGATTACCAAAATATCAAACGGAATAACATTTACTGTGAATAGCGATGGAACAGTTTTAGCAGATGGTACAAATGATACCACTGCTAACAGCAGTTTGATTATCAATAGATATGATTTAAGCCCAGGAACATATGTTTTAAATGGCTGTCCTAGTGGGGGTGCTATTAATACTTATAGGTTAGCTATCCAAGAGACAGGTAGTTATAGTGTTTTAGGTTCTATAGATATTGGCAATGGCAGTGGAGAATTTACATTAGATACTACAACAACAGTTCAAATAGCTATATTTATTCAGAAAGGCTTAACAATAAATAAATTATTATTCAAACCAATGTTACGAAAAGCAACAATAGCTGATGACACATACGAACAATACGGAGCAAGTCCAAGTCCAGATTACCCAGCTAAAATAGAAAATGTAGCAGGAAAGAATAAATTTAATAATAATTTTTCAGATTATACTAAACCGACTGATTATTATATATGTCCAATACATGTAAAGAATGAAACCTCTTATAAATTCAATATAAAGTTGATAGGAACTAAAATGACAGGTTGTGTAATAGGAATTGTAAAAGACGGAAACCAATATTCGAACTTTGTCGGATTAAGTCAAGCTTTAAATAGTTCTGGTAGTGTTAATAATCTATCGTTTAAAGTAGATAATACATGGGTTTCTCCTAAATTAGTAATATATGCTCCAAAGGGAGAAACACAATTTAAACAAATATTCGAAAATTATGAAGTTCAATTAGAAGAAGGTACAACAGCAACACCTTATGCACCATACAATTCTCTAGAGGTAAAAAATATAGGAATAAATTTATTAAAAAATAGTTCTCTTACAGAAAACTTGGAAGATTGGGATGTTGTTAGAACTGATAATACTACCCTATCAATATCTGAAATCTTTAATAAAAAATGCTTACATATAAAAGGAGGCTTAAATAAAGGACAATATATAAGACAACCTATTCAAAATAGAATACAAGTTGGAAATAAATACACAATTTCTTGCAAGGCGTATTTAAAAGATTTTGTTAGTGGAACTACTAATCCTGTATGTGCATTTTATTTAGACGGCGTAGGAATTGATGGAAAATGGATAGGACCAGCTTATTTTGGAGGGCAAAACTTTTCAGATACAAAATATAACTATTCTCAAGGTTTTATTGAAGTAAAAACGACTATAACAATAAATAAAAATACAGATTTAACAAAAACTTTTGCTATGTTTGTTTATGCAAGAGATTTTACAGGAGATTTATACATATATGACTTACAATTAGAAGAAGGAACAACAGCAACCCCATACAAACCATACCGAGAACAAAAAATAGATTTTCCACTAGTAGAAGGACAAAAGTTAATGGAAGGAAGTTATTTAGCAGATGATGGAATACATCATAAAAGAGGACAAATAGTATTAGATGGGACAGAGAATTGGGGTAAATTGTGGCCTGATAGTGATGCTAAAAATATTTTCTTTTTTGAAATTAATGCTGGATATGTAATGGATAAAAATTTTGTAGGTATAATATCTAACCAATATGTTGGAGTTAGTTATGGTGGAAATGATGGTAAAAGTTTATGGAATTTAAGAATAAATGATAATTATAAGTATCTTATTACAATTAGTTATTATTTTACAAATGATAATAAAAGACTTGCTATTAAAGACATAGATTGTACAACAGCTCAAGAATTTAAAGCAAAATTAGCAGAACAATACGCAAAAGGAACACCAGTCGTTGTTGAATACGAACTAGCCGAAGAAGAAATAGTACCTTATACCGAAGCACAGCAAGAGGCTTGGGATAAGATAGAAAGTATGAAACTATATGACGGAGTAAACCATATAGAAAGCACATCAGAAATAGACATCAAATATAACTACATATATAAAAAGCCTAGTATAAAGAATAAGAGCAATATAGAAAATAAAATTTCATCAGGAGAGTATCAAACAATTATAAACAATAAAAGATATTTTGTATTCTTAGAAGAAGAGCTTAAATCAGTTAGAAATGATATCACAGATAGATTATATATAGATACTAATAAAAATATAGCAAAAGTAATGAAAAGAGTAGATAAATTAGTTTTAAATGGTACAGAAGAATGGAATGTGAATGCAACACACTCTAACGTATTTTACACTGCTAAACCGAAAAACATGGCTGATAACGAAACAAATATATTCTGTACAATAACAGATGAATTTTCAAAAGATTTGTCAGGAGAAACTTATGGAATTTTAATAGATACAAATATTAATATAAAAATTCCAAAAGTAAAAACAGTTGCAGATTTAAAAGCATATCTAGCAAAAGAACCTATTACAATACAATATAAGGCAACAGAAGAAATAAAAGACATTATATTATTGTCAAAACCATCATCTTATTGGACAACTTGTGAAGATGAGTTTAAGTATCCACAAATGCAAAAAACTACAAATAAAAGAGGCTGTGTAGCAGATGTTATAGGCGAAGAAATAGATGTCTTTTGTAAAACTAATAAGGAACAGTTTGAGAAAATTGCTACACATAAAAATGCAACAGGATATGCAGTAAATAGAATCAAGAAAAAGAAATGGAAAAGTATACAATTAAAATTTAGTTCAAACAAATCGTTTGAGCTTTTTTCTTGTACATTAGAAAGCTACATAGGAAGCTACATAAAAAGATAGGAGGAAATTATGGCAGATAAATATGCTGTTAATTATGAAGACGAAAGATTTAAAAACGTAGAGAACGAAAAAAATCAAAGAATTAATGAGGCAACTAATACTTACAATGACATGATAAATAATTCGGACAGATTTTATCAAGATCAAATTAATGCTTCAAAAGAATGGGCTGATAAACAGTCTGAAATTCAACAAAAGCAAAATGATCTTGCAATTGAAAAAATAGAGCAACAGAAAGACAAAGCTAGAAAGGACTATGAAAAAGAACAAAGAGCAAGCTATGTAGACTATAAGAAACAAGTAGATCCATTTAGTGTAGATGCAGAAAAAATGGCTGCTAACGGGCTAACTAATAGTGGATATAGTGAAAGCTCAAGAGTTAGCATGTGGAACACATATCAAAATAGATATGCAAGTGCAAAAGAGAGCTATAATAATGCAGTTCTAAACTATGATAATGCAAGAAAAGATGCTCAATTAGCTAACAACAGTGCATTAGCAGAAATAGCATATAACTCATTACAGAAGCAGTTAGAATTAGGTCTGCAAGGTTTCCAATATAAAAACACATTAATACAACAAAAACAATCGGAATTACAACAAATAGATGAAACATATTACAACAGATATCAAAATGTACTAGCACAAATAAACAGGGAAATAGATATGCAAAGAGATATAGATAAAGCTGTAGAAGAGGCAAATCGTTGGTTACAAGAATTTAATGAACAGAAAGAACAAAATAGGCAACAAAGAGAACAGTGGAAGAAAGAATATTTATTAAAAGAAAAACAAGCAGAAAGAGATTATCAATTAGCATTGGCCCAAGAAAGAAGATTAGCAAAAAGTGCAGGAACATATTCAGTAGGCTCTGGGGATTCAGTGGAGTTAGGCAATGGAAGCTTAAGTGAAAATGCCAAAACAATATATGATAAGTTTAATTCAATGAAAAATGCAAAGGGATCAGGAGTAGTAGGAAGAGCAAAAGCAGTCGCATCAAAAACATTAGCAAATTCAATTAATATAGCAAACACTATTAGTATTGCTTATAAAGATGGAAGAATTAATGAAAACGACGTAAAAATATTATGCAGTAAATTTGGAATATAGGAGAGAAAATATGTCAATAGCAGATTCTATTATAAAAGGAACATACGGCAACAATAATACAGTAGGAATAAAGTATTCTTCAAAGAAGACATCAATAGCAGATTCTATTATAAATGGAAGCTATTATGAAACACTAAAAAAGAGAAAAAAAGAGAAAGAAGAAGAGCAAAAAAGAATAGCAGAACAACAAAAACTAGAAAAAGAGCAACAAGTAAAAAAACAAGTAGAAAATGTAAGCACGTATGGACCAACAACTCAAACAAATAAAGTTCAAACTGTAACAGATAAACTAAAAAACATAGCACCAGTTAGTAATGAAGCAATAAAATCAGATTCTCAAATAGGAGAGACACAAAAAGTTACACGCTCTGATGCAAAGGCACAGCAAAAAGCTACAGAAATAAATCAAGACTTAAAAAATGGTAATAAAGCTAGTGCAATTGGTGCAATTTTAAATGGTATTCCAGAAGGAATAAAATCTGGAGTTGCAAAAAGTATAAATGCACTCAATATTCTTGGAGCAAGAACTTTTGATGAACAAGATAAAAAAATTAATTGGATGCAAGACGAAATATTGAAAGATAAACCAAATGCTACAGCAAATAGATTAAAGGACATGCCTAGCTTTGCAAATAGAGCAAAGAATAAATTACTAGATAAAGCAGAAGATCTAGATGATAGAACAACAATGCATAGTAAAACAGTATCTCAAATAGAAAACAGTAAAGTAAAAACAGCAGCAGGGGTTAGCAGTTCGATAGGTGAAATGGTTCCTGCTATGATATCCAATATAATCGCACCTGGTTCAGGAATATATGCAAGTGCAGTACAAAATGCAGGTGGCTCAGCAATGGAAACGCTAAACAGTGATAGAAACAATATAGATAAAGCTGTAGGAACAGGCGTGCTAAAAGGCACGGTCTCTGCATTAACAGAAAAAATAACTGGTGGTAATCTAATTGCCAAAGGTGGATTAGATAATGCTGTAGGTAGAGTGATAAAAGGAAATGTTAAGAGCAAAATAGGACAAAATTTATTATATAAAGGCTATCAAATACTAGGCGAAATGGGAGAAGAACAATTAGAAAATGAAGCAGGTTATGTAATAGATAAAGTAATAAATAACAAGGATATGCCAGATTTAAAACAACGTTGGGAAGAAGCTACAGAAACCGCTAAAATGACTGGATTAACAACAATAGCATTAAATTTAGTAGGCTTAGGTGGGGGAAGTATAGATGATGTAGAACTTTCTGATATGAGTACTAAAGATAAGAAAACAATAAAAGACATATTGGAAAGAGCTAAAAAAACTGGAACCTTTAAAGAAGGCGAGCTTGCAGATTTAGTTTCAAAAACAGATACAGATAATAAAATTGCTCCAATAAAAGATTTAGACTATTTGGAGTCTGCAAAAAAGAATAATATAGACACAAATAACGAAACTGTAAGAAGTATAGCAAGAATAACAAATGAAAGAGGAATAAAAGCTAGCTATGATTCTAATGCATTTACAAATACTAACCAAAACGCATTATGGAGAATTAAAACAGATGAAAATGGTAATGTAACAAGAGAAGTAATAATAAATCCGAATGCAGATACTAATAAAACTTTACAAAATATAGCAATACACGAATTAACACATGATATAGAAGGCACAGAACAATACAATCAAATAAAAGATATTATTCTAAAATATGATAAAACTAAAAACGGATTTGAAGAAGCAAGAAAATCATTAGCAGAAACATATTCAAAAATGTATGATAAAAACAGTGCTGATTTTAACGAGCTAGTAGACAATGAAGCGGTAGCAGATATTTTAGGAAACAAGCTAGGAGATCAGGATTTTATAAATAATCTTACAATGCAAAACAGAACATTAGGACAAAAGATATATGACTGGGTAGTAGATAAGTTTAATAAATTAAACGGAAAGTTAGGATATAAAAGTGAAAAAATATATTGGGCAGATGTAAAAAATAAATTTGAAAATGCATTTAAACAAGAATATCAAAATACAAATAATCAAACTTCTAGATTTAGTATACAAACAACAGCAGATGGAAACAAATATGTAAAAGTTGATACAAATCAAGATATATTTGAAGGGAAGAATATAAATGAGCAAATCAAGATAGCTAGGAGATATATACTAGATAATTTTAGAGAAAATGGTATTAATTTTAATGAAAGCAATATAAAAGTTACTTCAAAAACAGCAAATGAATATACTCATCCTAAAAACAAATTGCCACAATCTACGAGAGAGTCAAAGATAAAAGCTTCTACTGAATTAGATAATCTTTTAAATGTATCAGAATATCAGTATAGTTCTAAAGATGATGGAAGACATAGCTTTGCTAAAGATGGATGGGACTACTATAAAACTGTATTTGAAGTAAATGGGGTTAAATTTGAAGGTCTAATAAATATTGCTAAAGATGGAAATAAAAAAACATTTTATGACGTAACAAAAATAAAAAGAATTAGTCAAAATCGTAGTACATCAGCTAATGCTTTCTCTACATCGTTGACTAATTCTAATAATAGTATAGCACCAATTAAAGATGATGTCAATACTACTAAATATTCTATGCAAGAATCTGAAAATAATGCATGGCAAGAATATCTAAACAAAAACTATAAAAATACTGGAAGAGGAGAAGCAATAAAAGATGTAAAACTAGCACCTGTAAGGGAAGAACATGGAAAAGTTCAAGCAAACAATGCAGTATCTATCGACAATTTTTCAAATACAAAAAAGTATATTGAAAATAACTTAAATATACCAACAAAAGAATATTTTGAAAACAATAAAAAATTAGATTTACTAACAGATGAGGATTATTCAGTTCTTAATAATATATATGAAAAAGAAGGTAAAACAGAAGTACTAACTAAAAAAGAAAAGGCTAAAATACTAGAAAAATATGCTAGTGATAAATATAAATTTGGAGACAGTTTAGATATTTTAGCACAAAAATTTGTAAATAAAGGACACTATATAGATAAACTATCAGAAGATGCAAAAAATCCAGAACTTAAATTTATATATGATAGAAATTTAAATTCTTTTGCAGAAGGACAATATGTTATTGGTGTTGCACAAACAGATAATAATGGAAAGAAAATAGGTAAATCTATCAATGATATATGGAAGCCAATAGAAGAAGCCAAACTAACTAAAGAATTTAGCGATTATTTAGTCAATATGCATAATGCAAATACAAGTGAAAGAGGAAAATATATTATAGGAAGAGATATAGGACCTACAGAATCTTCTGCAATAGCATTAGAACTAGAACAAAAGCATCCAGAATTTAAAAAATATGCAAAAGAAATAAAAGAATTTAATCATAATAATTTATTGAATTTAAAAGATGCTGGAATGATAACACAAGATACTATTGATTATATAGAAACAATGTACCCTAACTATATACCAATTTCAAGAAATTACGATGGCAATTCTTATGTTGGAGATAATGAGAAAACAGGAGCAGCAGGACCATTAAAAAGATTAAAAGGTGGAAGTACAGACATTCAGCCATTAAAAGATGGACTTGCAGGACAAGCTATTAGAATAAAAAGACTTATAAATCAAAATAAACTAGGGCAAGAATTAGCTAAAACTTTAGTAAATGCAAAAGTAGATGAGAATATAGATGTAGAGGTAGCCCCATCGTTATTGTTCGAATTAGACACATTAGTAGATACAGATCAAAAAGGAAATAAATATTATACATATTTTGAGGATGGAAAACTACAAAAATTAAAGATAAATGATAAACTATATGAATCTTTAAGACCAAGTGAAAGGAGCAAACTTGAATCAACACTTCCTGTAAAAGCATTGCAAAAAGTTACTAATCTACACAGAAGTCTGCTAACATCAGACAACCCTGTATTTATAGCAACGAACTTTTTTAAAGATATTCAGGATGGAGCTTTCAATTCTAAATATTCTAAAAAATTCCTTAAAAATTATGGAAAAGCACTTAATGAAATAGTTACAAAAGGAAAGTATTATGAATCATACATGGCTAATGGAGGAATGAGCAACACATACTTCGAATATGATACAGGAGTAAAAAAGAAAGGAAATAAATTTGTAGAAAAAATAAGGAATGCAAATGAGGTAGTAGAACAATTGCCAAGACTTTCTGAGTTTATTTCTACATTAGAGGATGGGAAAAGTCTAAACGAAGCATTATATAATGCAGCAGAAATAACAACGAACTTTAAAAGAGGTGGAGATATAACTAAAGCGATAAACAGAAACGGAGCAAATTTCCTGAATGCTTCTATACAAGGTTTAGACAAACAGTTTAGAAACTTTTCTGGAAAAAATGGAGCAAAAGGATATGCTAATCTGCTAGTAAAAGCAACAGTAATGGGAGTTGCACCAGCAGTATTGAACCACATGCTATTAGATGACGATGACGATTATGAAAAATTACCAGAAAGTACAAAAGATTTATACTATTTGTTCAAATATGGAGACGGAAAGTTCATAAGGATTCCAAAAGGAAGAGTTTTAAGTATATTTGGATCTGCAGCAAGAAGAACATTAGAAACTGCAGAAGGAGAAAAAGACTCATGGAAGGGCTTTAAAGATACTGTAGTTAATCAAATTGCACCAAATAATCCTTTAGAAGACAATATACTAGCACCAGTAATAGCTGTAAAAAACAATAAGACATGGTATGGTGGAGACTTAGTATCAAGTAGATTACAAAAAGAACTACCTAAAAACCAATATGATGAAACAACAGATAATTTAAGTAAATGGTTAGGAGCAAAACTTAATGTGAGCCCTAAAAAGATAAATTATTTAATAGATCAATATAGTGGAGGAATAGGAGATGTACTTTTACCTGAAGTAACTCCACAAGCTAAGAAGAACGTTATAGTAGATAAGTTCACAACCGATAGTGTGTTGAAGAATAAAAATGTAGGAAAATTCTATGAAACATTAGAAAAACAAACACAAATTGCAAATGATTCTTTTGCAACAGACGAGGATCAATTACAATTAAAATACTTGAATAGTGTTTCAAAAGAAATGGGGGACCTATATAAAGAAAAAAGAAAAATACAAATGAGTAATATTTCTAATAAAGAAAAAACAGCAAAAGTTAGAGAAATTCAAGAAAAAATCAACACACTAGCAGAAAAAGGATTAAGCAACTATAATACTGGAATTAAAACTAAAAATTCATATAAAGCAGGAGGAGAAAACTATTATAAAGATGGAAAAGGTGAATGGCAAAAACTTGATGACGATGAATTAAAAGGAGGACTTTCTGTAGATACTTATGCAGATTATAAACAAAAGGTTTATAAAGAAACACAGAGCAAAAGAGAAAGTGGAAAACTTACTAAAACTCAAAGCTTGAAAGATAAGGATAAATTAGAAATACTTCTAAATTCAAATTATTCATCGAAAGAAAAAACTGCAATATATGAAAACTATATTCTTTCTTCAACAAATACTACGTATCCGTTATTAAAGAAAAGTGGTATAGACATAGATGAATATATGAAATATTTACAGCAAGACTTTAAATCTGAGAAAAAAGATAATGGAACAACAAGTGGAAAAACTGTAGCAGGAAGTGCAAAAAGAAAAACGTATAAATATGTAAACAGTATGAATATAAGTTATGAGCAAAAACTGTTGTTACTAGGAACGCAATACAAACTAAATAATGCAGAAAGGACAAAATTATATAATTATGTAAAAACTTTAGATTATTCACAGGAAGAAATGCAAAAAGTATTTGAAAAATTGCAAGGATTTACAGTTTATAAGGATGGTAGGGTTACTTGGTAGGTAACCTTACTTTTTTATTAAGAAGGGAGGTAGAAGTTTACGAATAAACAAGATTGTAATGGAGTAAGAACAGCACAAGATATAGAAAGAAAATATGATCTTGCTTCTTTAGCAGGACTAAAGAAAAATGTTGAAACTCAATTAAGGTCATTAATAAAGATTAATAATGAGCTAAATCAGTTTATCACTACTACTACTGAAAATGTAACTAAATTACAAAACCAAATAGACGGAAGCATAACTACGTGGTTTCAAGACGGAGAACCAAGCCTCGAAAATTATCCTGCAAATGAATGGCAAGAGAGTGGGTATGATGCACATTTAGGAGACTTATATTATGATAACACAACAGGCTATTGCTATAGATTTGCTAAACAAGATACTACATATCTATGGACTAAAATAGTTGATAGTGATGTAACTGAAGCTTTGAGAGTAGCAAGTGCAGCACAAGATACAGCAGATGGAAAGAGAACGATATTTACAGAAATACCAAGTCCACCCTATAACGAGGGCGACCTGTATTTAAAAGATAAGGACTTGTATGTATGTAACGTAAGCAAAGAAAGTGGCACATTTGAAGAAACAGATTTTATAATAGCTACTAAATATACGGATGATACAAAAGCAAACGAGGTATTAAGTAATTTAAATACATTCGTAAATACAACGTATAAAAATGCTATGAAAAGTATGAGCAATCAAATAGATGGAAAGATAGCAACATGGTATATGAATGGTGAGCCAACCTTAGAAAATAGTCCTGCAAAAGACTGGAATGAGGAAGAAATAAAAAGTCACACAGGAGATATGTATTATGATAAAGAAACTGGTTATTCATATATATTTGAAAAAGAAAATAATACATATAAATGGACTAAAATAACTGATAAAGATACAACAGAAGCGTTAGCAATAGCAAGTGCAGCACAAGATACAGCAGATGGAAAGAGAAGAATATTTGTAGTACAGCCAACACCGCCTTATGATAATGGAGATTTATGGATAAAAGACAATGAAATATATATATGTCAAATAAGTAAGAAAGAGGGGCAACCTTATCAAGAACAAGACTTTATAAATAATTTAAAATATACAGATAACACTGTAGCAAATGCGATAGTTGATGAGCTGGGAGGAACAAAAACTACTGTTTTAGCAGGGCAAGTAGTTACTATAACAAAAGGCTTTGCAAAATTTGCAGATTTAGCAGATCCAACTAGTTCTACAACAATTGCTGGAGAACATATTAAGACTGGAAACATATCATCTAACAATTATGTGCAGAATCAAAAGGGTATGAACATTAATCTAACTAAAGGAACTCTTGATACAAAGAATTTCAAAGTAGATGAATATGGGAATGTTAATTTGTTTAATGGAGCTAAGATTATTGGCGAAAACGGATTAATGACAACGTATATACAAGAAGCTAAACCACGAGAAGCGGGAAATACTGCAAATATATTAGGATATTATGCAGATTATAGTTCTTATGCTGATATGAAACAAAAGTTATTTATTAATATATCAATTCCAAAAGGTTTCGAGATAACTAGTGCAAAAGTGGTAGGTTATCATACTCCTGTTAAATGGAGTGGATTAGATATATCTGCAACCTGGGGCTATGTACGTAAATTGAAATTGTATAAAGCAAAAAATCTAAATAATAGTTTAGTTACAGAAGATGTAGACAGTGGATTTTCAATGCCAAGCAATTATACTTATGAAGAAATAACTGGAGCCTTAGGGATTGATGGATGGACAGCAACAGCACCAAGTGATACAAAGCATGACACCGAATCGTTTGAAACAAGTGATATTAAGACAATATTTCAAACAAATGGAAAAACAAAAGAAGGTGTATATCAAATAATGATAGAACCATCAGAGACTTGTAATCCATCGTGGACAAAGGCAGAAAAAGTAGCAAGAACAGCTTATTGCCCTTCTGTAATTTTAATTCTCGAAGGATACATGACATATAAATAGATAAAAAGTAGCTTAAGTTTAAGAGGTGAGAAGAGTTGGAAAATATGGAAGTGTTAGAAAGAGTGATAAAAGTAGAACAGAGTGATAAATCTGCACATCACAGACTAGATGAACATGAACAACAAATCAATGAACTGAAGAAAACATATTCAATAATGGAAAAAATGGCTTATAGGATGGAAAATGTTGAAAAAAATGTAGAAGGAATAAAAGAAAAACTTGACAAACATGACAAAGCCATATCTGAAGAAGCAAATAAAGATGATAAAGAAAAAAGCAAAAAATGGGACAAAGTAATAGATTATTTGTTCTATTTTATTTTGGCTGCTTTATTGGCTTATATAGCCAATAAAATAGGAATAAATTAAAGGAGGAATTTTTATGGAAAAAATAAAAAAAATAGCAAAATATGCGACAAACATATTAGCAATAGTGAGTGCATTAGTAGCAGGAATTAATGCAGTAGAAGGAATAACAATACCTTACGCAATACAAATAGTACAAATTATAGCAGTTGTACAAGGAGTAATAGGTACATACTTATTAGGACAAAAAGCCATAGCTGAAAAGGAGGAAAAATAGTATGAATATAATTGAAAGGACTTACTCGTTGAATGGAGGATTAAGTAATAGAAATACAACTAATAGAATTATATTACATCATGCTGCAGTGTCAAATTGCTCAGCAGATGATGTAGATAGATGGCATAAAAACAAAGGCTGGACATGCATTGGATATCATTTCTTTGTAAGAAAAGATGGGGTTATATATAGAGGAAGAAGAGAAGAGGCTGTCGGAGCACATGCTTATGGATCTAATACAGATAGTATTGGAATTTGTGCTGAAGGCAACTTTGAAAATGAAACAATGGGAGATGTACAAAAACAAGCGTTAAAAGAATTAGTTGCATACTTAAAAAATAAATATGGTATTACTAAAGTTCAAAGGCATAGAGACGTAAATGCAACAGCTTGTCCTGGAAAGAACTATCCTTTTGAAGAAATTGCAAATGCTACTGTTAAATCTACTGAAAGCAAACCTATCGAAAATAAAACAGAAGGTTATTTAGTTAAAGTGACAGCAAATGCTTTAAATATAAGAGCAGGAGCAGGTACTAATTATAATATAGTAGGTTGTATTAGAGATAAAGGAACATATACTATAATAGAAACACAAGGGAACTGGGGAAAATTAAAATCTGGTGCTGGATGGATTTGTTTAGACTATACTAATAAAGATAATAGTGAAGTACAAAACTCTTCAAGATATGCTTTAGGAAAGTATGTAGTAAATACTAAATCAGGATTAAATGTTAGAAGCGGAGCTGGTACCAATTATAAAATTGTAAAAACATATATTAATGGAACAAGATTTGATACATACGAAGTAAAAGGTAGTTGGGCTAGAACACCATCTGGATGGGTATGTTTAGATTATTGCAAATTAGTTTCAAAATATTAAAAATAGCCCAAAATCAAGCCATATAAGTATATTCCTAAAAAATAAAAAAGGCTTAAAACGAAACCTCGCGTGTCGAATTTTGGGCTAAAAATAGGGGCTTTTAATGTTTTAAAAATTCAAATATAATTCTTGACTTTATCAAAATTATTGTATATAATATAGAAAATGTGGAAACAATACATAATAAAATTCATATATTGTTACTAGGCATAATATATTTTAATAGAGGCAGATATATAAATATAAAAATTAGGAGGAAATTATT